TCACTTAGCATGGCAGGGATATCATCACTAACTTCGGTGCCCGGCCCGTTGATCTTGCCGTCCATCTCGACAAAATCTTTTTTCGCGACGTTGCCGCCTGCGGCAAAAGCCATGACAGGGCCGCCGTAACGGCGGTTCATAACGGCCTCTTCCTCTTCCTCTACAGGCGTTGGCCGTCCACCACTCAAGGTAGGAAGCGTTCCTGTCGGGAGCAAACCAAACTCAACGGGGTTGGGGGCTGGCTGACCAGTACGCCGAGCAATCTCGGCTTCAATGTTGTATCGACCTGCGGCCCCCTCTTGAGTGAGCGGCGTCAAAGGCACGCCCCGGCGGTTCTTGGCCTCATCGTAAGCCATTTTGCCCAGTAGCCCAGCTATGCCTAACGCGCTAAGGTTTGCGCCTCGTTCCCCGCCAATTTGTCCTTTCAATAGGTCTTCAATCGCTTTGATTGCTCTCGGGGTTTCCATGCCAAAGAAACTGCCGCCGCCCGGTGATCCTGTTGCGGCTTGTCCTTGATTGAGAGCATTGATTTCTGCTGCAATTTCGTCTTCAGTATAGCCATTCTCAAGAAATTGATTAATGAAAGCTACGTGATCTGGGTTCTGATCCAGATATCTTGTAATTGTATCTTGTGAGCTTTCCGAGCCTTGTTGGCCTTGTCCAAGGGCGTTAATCCCACCCGAAACCGCCTTAATAAGCCGACCTACGCTGGGGTCAACTCCCATTGTTTTAAGAAACCCCTCTTCAGCCGCTGGGTTGAAAACAGTGGCACCTTGATTTCCCGACTGGACTGAGCCACGCAATGTTCTCGGATCTTTTTTTTGTATCAGATCCGTGACGGTGCCTACGGGGTTACTGATCAGACTGCCGATGCCTTGTCTGATCGCCGTGCCAGAATCTGCAAGAGTTCTGCCGAGGCCTTGGAAGAAATTGCCGCCACCAGCCGTTGTAATATCTCTAATGTTTTGCCCAATGCCGCCACCGGGTGCTGTCGGCCCCCCAAGGGTCAACAATGCAAGAGGGTTGGCATCACCCTTCGCAACGTCATACACCGTGTACGCTTTGTTGACCAGTGACGCAATCGGTTGCCACGGTCCCGGTATGAACTGAGCAACTTGGGCAATAGGTTTGATGACCTTCTTGGCGACTTTTTTTACGCTTTTAGCTAGTTTTTTGAAAAATCCAAATTCTTCCAGTCCGGTAATCGGGTTTAGGCTGGCTATGCCTAACCCAACAACATACGCCTCTGGGTCAAGATCTAGCTCGTTGAATCTGTTCTCAACGACCTCCTCAAACTGTGCGTCCTCGAACATTTCAGGAGGCAAGACCACCTCACCCGGTCGCAAATGTGCAAGCGCAGTGTCTTCACCTCGGCCTTGAGCCGCAATCTCAAACGCTTGAGCCGCCATGGGTGCATCGGTGGACAACTCAGCGGCCTCAGCCATGTGCTCAAGCTGACTTCGTTCCGTGGGATCTTGTGTTGCGTCACGCTCTGCCATCAAGGCGTTGATGTATTCCGCAATCGACTCGTTGGGATCTTTGGTGACGCTTTCCATGGCGCCTTGTTCTGCTTGCGCCCTCATCATTTCCATTTCTGGCGTCACCATTTCTGGTGAATCAACTTCGCCGCCCTGCTGAAATTCCATCGGCAGGTCTTCACCAATCAGGGCTGATATTCTGCTACGCAACAATGGGTCCATCAGGAAGTGCTCACGGTGACCGCCCCGACGCCAGCGGTAATTGCCAGCCCCGTGGGGTAGGTTTGATGGCTATATAAGTCACGGAATTGAGTCCCATCAAACGCTTGGTGTATTTCATTCGTAGTATTGAAGATTATAGACCCTGTTGCAAATTGAAGCTCGGCAATTTCAGTCGCAGAAAAATGCGGCGAAATGGTGAAATCAACGGTTCCAAGGTTTAATTCCAAGACCCTGACCAGTCGATTGAACGTGGACGAATCGACAGTGACGCCCTGAGCTGTCGGCAGCCGAGTCTCAAGCAAGCGGCTCATTTAGCGCCTGCCGCTGGGTTGCAAATCCAATCTGGTAGAGCCTAAGCGCCACTTGTAACCGAGCTGATCGGCTGTGGTGGCGTCATCGTCGCTTTCAAAGCGCAAAACGACTTGCCTAGCTCGGCTACGCACATTGCTCAGCGTGCTGCTCTCTGTCACCTGCGTCGTCGAGTCCGTCGTCAATGTTTGGTTCGGAAAGTCTCTTCGCTTGAGCACAATATTCATTGCTGGCGTGTTTGACACACCCGTTTCTTTGATAAAAGCAACATCAGGGATGATGCGCTTAACAAACGTAAAGTTCTCGCCGTCAGTGATATCAACATCGGCCGATTCGATAAATACGTTCGACATCGGGTCTTCATAATCGTCAAAACCAACCTCATGGTTGAACAGGCATTGCGTGCTGCTCGTTGTTACGCCTGCGATGGGTTGATCCTCGATGCCAGCATCGATCCACGAATAGCGCACAAGATTGCCAATCGACCAATGGTTCTCCTCGTAGTTGTAGATGACGTAACGACTGATCTCGCCCGTGCCATCCGTAATACTCGGATAGAAGAACCACATCTCACTGAACTCACTGTTCAGGCCCATGAAGCACTTGAACGCTTGTCCCAAGTCCAGATCATCAAACACGTATTCTTGAACCGAGCAGGGCAGCTTTTGCACGGAACCGCTGTAAAAATAAAACCCAGTTTTACTGGCGAAATAAACGCCGTTTGGCGCATTGACGGCGGCTTTTGGAGCAATCAATCCAGTACCCTCGTTGATGAGGTTGACCGCAAAAATCAACGGTGGCCCGATAAAATTCATCGAGTACAGGCTAGTGTCTGTCCAAATCAAAATTTCTTGTCGCGACTTCAAGCCGCCAACAATGAATGATCCTGACGACAACCTTACGTCACCCGCGCTGTTTGTGGTGAGCGGCTCAAAGACGAGATCTTGCTCAGACGAGCTGAAAGCGACCAGCATCGGATCAATCACTCCCGTGCGTGAGCTGCCAGAAATAGGATCAGCGCCAAGAACAATCAGATGGCGGTCGGTTTCTGACGTGATCACCTGCAACGCAACAGTCGGAACAAGATTTGCGCCAGTCACGCCCGACAGCTCAACGGCACGAACACTGGTGCCGCTGTTTTCAACCCAGCGATAGATGCCCCCGCCCCTCACGTTGATGATCAGGTTTTCGCCAAAGTTGTCGTGCGTCCAAACCCGCAACTGGTTGATAGCGGAAATCGCACTAGCGGATCCCCAAGTGCCAGAACCCCAAGTACCAGAACCCCAGCCTGTGCCTTGAACGTAGGTGTCGAGACCTACGTTGATTTGATAAACACCGTCAACGCCAGAGCCGCCATTGCCTGAGTCACTGCTGTTAGCGGTTACCGTAGCGCCAGAGGTGTCTTTGGCAGTTATCGTGTAGGTATTTGTCCCGGTGACCAGATCAATTTGATATTCCTGATTTAATACATCGGCGGTAATCAAACCGCCAAGACTCACGGCTCCTGAAATGGTCACAAAATCGTTGTTGACGGCGCCATGGCTTGAGTCCGTCACGGTCACGGTCGAGGAACCATCCGTTGCCGCAAAGGTAATTGAGTTGGTGGACGTTTTTCGGATCGGCGTTACGTCGTAATAATTTTCACCCTCAGCCACGTAGTATTTGAATGTGGTGCCGACACCAATGTAACGAGTGGCTCCCAGAGATATCCAAGAATGTAAAGCGCGGCCAATGCCTAGAAAAGTGTTGATACCGCGCTTGACCCAACCGCCAACTTTTTCTGCGCGGCCTTTTCGAAACCGAATAAGATTGCCATCGACCCAGCCACCGCTGTTGGCGTAATCGGTCTCTTCTTTATTGATTCCAGCTCGGAAATCGACCTTTGATAGCGGCATCTGACATTACGCCAGTCTGATAATCGCGCCGGTCGCTGTCGGGCTAGGGAAGACGACCGTGAAATCACCAGCGGTAGATGTTTTGTCGCCGCCAAAATCTATGATGGCGCACGCTTTATCTGACTGAGTATCGTTGTAGATCATGCAGCCTCTGGCCGTAACAGTTGCCGTGCTGAACGTCAAATCAGCAAAGTCGCAGACGGCTGTTGTACCAGACGTGGTTGGCGTCACCGACGTGACGGTAGCGCCGCCAGAGGTATAGTTGGTGCCACTTGCCTGCCCTGTCGTTGTGAATGCCGTCGTTGCAGCACCAAGCGTGGCGCTCGACGTGTATAGAGCCAGCTTGAAAGCGTTGCCGCTCGTAGCTGTAAAATTGTGCGTGCCAACCAACAGCTCTTGTTTGAACGAAGTTGGGATTGCTGAGGTGATCGCCATGCTATAGCTCCCTAATAATTTTCGCCATGTCATCGTGACCTTGACTTGCAAGCAACCCGCGCAGGGTGACTCGATCAGAGGCGATGGCACTCTTCATGCCCATCAATATTAAGGTATAAACCTGATTTCTGAAAGCCTCTGCTTGCATACGAATATGGGGGTCAGCCTCCTCGCTGATGCCAACAATTTTGCGCGTAGTTTCTTTCGCCCAAAACTCTACGTCGTGGCCACGGTTTTCTGTTGTCGAAACCAGTACCTGACCCAGCTCAAATTGACCTTGTGACATATTACCCCCTATATGGTTCTGGACTGGTGACAGCTTCGACCGTTTCAAGGTTGTGTTTTTTGACCATACTTGCCAAATCGGAGCGGTCGCACACCACCCACTCACCCTCTGGATTCGGCAGGGCCACTTTCGGATTAGCCAAGCGGTGATAGCCATACAGGCGCTCCTCCAGCTCTACGTTTTGATCGAGCAGTGAGCTGCGTGGGCTGACGCCTACGGTGATGCCCATGGCGATCAGCTTACAGAGCCAAAACTCTACGCAAGCGCGACCGGCCTCAGCAAAATGCAGGTTTTTGCGATACGAAAAATCCATGCCAAAAAGATCGACGTGGCCAACCTTATGGTAAGCCGCAAACGCAAGTGAGTAGGCGACAGTCGTGTTCATGTACGCGCACCGCTGGTCCTTGATCACCTCCTCTAGCGGATACTCAACAAGGCTCGGCACCCGCTCATCTAGCTGACAGGTGTAAATCGGTTTGTCGTAAGTTGGCAGCAGTCGGCGCATGACTTCGGTTTGGTTGCCTGCGTCGTCGCTATCAAGAAACCGACTGGCCGGGTCGAGCATGAACACTCTGTCGCAATCAAACACGGACAAAGCCGAGTTGATCGTCCAGACCTCATCCCACGTCCTGCTGTTTTCAACGCCAATGACATAATCAATCTGGGAGGCACCCAGACCGATAATCGCTACTTTTTTGCCTGCTAACTCTGCAAGTTTGTCCACTAACTAACGCCTGTACGCAATAGGTCATATCTGAACTCGTCGCGGGTATTGCGACCTTCGCTCAGATTCTTCATTCGAGAGACGGCTTCTTTGAACCGTGCCTCGAAATTAGCTATCACGTCAGGAGTTTCTTTCAGGAACGTAGCGCCCTCCACCAGCGTGCCATACAGCAGCGCATCGGGATGGTCGGTTGACAAAATGGTTGTGCCACTTGTCGCGCCAGCAGTCAACGACGCTGGTTTATGCAGGTAATGTAGCTCAACGGTAAAATTGCTGTTTGGCACTGGCGACAGCTCAAACGCCGAATCATCAAACAGTGAGTAATACTTTGGCGTCCCGGTCGTTGTAGACGTAGGACTATATTCTTTCAAGAACGATGGGTGCTTGAAATCCAAATAAATGTATTTGCTGCTGCTGTTGATGATAGCCAGTGAAAACGGGGCAAAAAAATCAGACGGCGTAGCGAGAAATCTGTTGCCAGATGTCGTAGTGCCTTGCACGTTTTTGCGCTGCTCAGGTAGCTGAACCATCTTGAAGATTCTGCTCTCAGCCTCTTTGATAAAGGTATCGAGCTGCGTCGTAAAGGTGGTTTCAGAGACTTGCAGATAATCCTGCACAGCCGTTTTCAAGGTTGCTTGGGTGAAACTCATGACGTGGTAACCTCCACAGTGCCCACACTAGCAGTGATTGCAAAAGTTTGCAAAAGTGTGCCGAGTTTGCCATCGCCCACGTTTGTATACACTGTGAACGCAGTACTATCATTGCCGTCAGCAGCTTGATCAGGGCGGGTAATTTGAAGTGCCTGCGGATCTACAGGCGTTGGTGTCGGCATGAGCTGCGGGTGCTTGGGTGACCACTGATCTGGTCCGACCAACAAGCCGTCCCACGTCATTTTCATGTCGCGCAGGCGGTAACGGAACCCTGTGATGTCACAGATCCCATACGCTTTTTTGTTCGATGCGTAGGCCATTACGCGATGTTGTAACCGCGCAAGTCGGGAGCAACGCGAAACGATGCTCGATCCTCGTCTTGGCTCAACGCTCTGTCAAACTCTTCTTCGTACACCGCCTTCAGCATCTGCACTTTTTCAGGCGCTTTCTTCAGTGCGATGTAGTACGCCAACCCTGCGGACAGGCAGGGATAAAATCGAAATGGTATTTGCATGGTGTTGGCGCCAACGTCTGCATCATCGATACGGCTGAGCACGTTCAAATACAAATCATACTTGCTGTTTTGATCGGGTGCAGGCCACACGGTAATCGTTGGACTAATTTGTTTGTCGATCAAATATTGGTTCGGCTTGCCGGTGCTGCTCTTTGTCGAAATGTTTGCGTACTCGGATCGCGACATGCGGGTGATTGGTACATCAGTTGCCACACCGCCGAGCGTCTCCCGAATAAATACGTCGAGCACATCAATAGTTGCAGTTGGCGTGGTCGCGTCGATGGTGTAGACCGTTGTGTCCTTCACCATCGCCAACACTTTTTGATTGATAGTCCACTGATTCAAGCCACGGTTTGCCCACTCAGCGAGCAAGAGGTTGAGTGATCGAGTTGCCGTTTTGAGATCATAGCCCGTGCGTAGTTCTAAGCCGCAACGCTCAAACGCTTCTTCGACGTAATCAGCTACGTCAAGTTCAAAATCCTTACTTCCGCTTACGGCCATTTGTCTTCTCAGGGGCGTACAGGTTGTCGAATACTTTATTCACGTCGAGAGTGTAGTCTAAATCGGATTTGCTGTAATGGATATGCTGCGACGGCTTAAAATCTGGCGCCCCTTCGCCTACCGCAAACCAAGCCGGATGGGTGACCCTGACTCTGTTGTTGGGCAGCGCCACAATGTTGCCTGTCCAATTCCCTGCCTCAAGCAACTGCATGACGTGGCTCTGTTTGTGTTGAGCCGGGTCGTCACCAATCTCGCTTTCCGCATAGTCCACGGTGAACAGGTATTTTGCTGGGTAAAACTCGCCATCGATTTTCGCAATCCATGGGCAGGGCGTGCATCGATCTAACACATAAACTGAGTGGTGATGCGAGGAACAATCCCACGGTTGCGCCGCCCAGACAGGCATTGGGTCAGGCCAACCTTCGTAGTCGGTATCACCCGCCAAAGCAGTGATTGGCATTCTTGCCCACATGGCTCCGCCATGCACATTTGGCTCATCATCCACACACTCTGCGCCTGTGAATATGACCTGAAACGACAAACACCTTGTCGGCATGGTTGTAACAGCAATAACCATGGCGTGGAGAAATTCGCCATGGTAACGCTCATGGTTGACAGTGTATTCGCGCCGCACCCACGCTTTGAAGTGTGGGATGTTGCTTTGCAGATACGCCATTAGCGCCCGTAAAGCCCACTATTTTTAGACGAGGGTTTCTTAAAACCGACGTTACCACCTTTTTTCATGCCCATAGGTTTTTTGATGGTGCCGCCCTTCGTCATGCCCATGGGCTTTTTGATCGTGCCACCCTTGGTCATTCCGGTTGGCATCTTCATTTTTTTCATGGTGCCACCCTTGGTCATGCCACGCTTTTTCACGGGCATGCCTTTCGTCATCATTTTATGTCCAGCCATGACAGTTTCCTCTAGGCGCGAGGGACTCGCGTTTTCTTTTGCTTGCTCGGCATGATGGCGCCGCACCCACGACTTTGCACCATCGTGATGGCACCACCGTTACGAGCAAATGTTGCAACATTTGTGGGCTTGCCACCCACCCCTTGTTTTTTGGATCTTTTGCGACGAACGGCTGAGGCGATTTGTTTTTTGCTCATGCGACTGGCTTGATCAGCCGGAACGCATTTTGGATAACCACGCTTCGAATCTTTCGCGCTTTTTCGCCCACACGGCTCGAAGCCGCCGCCTTTTTTGGGAGCCGAGATGTCAACCCAGTTGCCACCCTTGCCCTTGCCAAACCACTTTTTTAGTCCGCCTTGTGGCTTAGCCACGGGGAACTCGCGTTTTTTTCTGCTTGCTCGGCATGATCGCTCCGCAGCCACGGCCTTGCACCATTACGCTACCGCCAATATTCAATCGCTTGGCCATACTTTTTGCGATGGCTGTTCCGCGCTTTCGCTCGTAGCTGCTGAGCTTTCCGTCTTTGTTCAAATCACTTTTTTGCGGGTCAAGTGTGACCCCGCCGCCGATGTTGCCTTTGTATTTTCCGCCCATACGCTTGTACTCCTGAACCATCCAGCCGTTCGCGTAGGCCGATGGGTACACATCGAATTTTGCCTTCGCCTTCGCCTTCGCTTTTCTATAAAGACTGGGATTTGCTACGTTGTCTGGAATGTCGGAAGCCATCAGGAATATTACTCTGGGATTACTGCGGGTGTTGTAAACGGATCGGTCGGAGTTGACATCGCTTCAGTGAACTGGTCGGGCGGCAAATCACCGTAGGGAACATCAGGACTGAAAGATTGTTCTGAGTTCGTTACCGATGCGGGTGGGGCGCCGGTCTGGGTTGGCGGCGTTGCCGATTGCAAACTGCTTCTAACCTCATCCACAATTTGTTTCCGCAGCGCCTCCACGTCAATATTTTGCGGAATCTCTTGGCGCAATTCAGCAATTTGTTGCTGAATGGGATCGACCGCAGCAGAGATAGCTTCTTGACGTTGTTGAGAAATTGGGTTAATAGCTGCCGTCAAATCATCTTGCGTCAATCCTGACGCTTGCAAAGCCGCGACTCGCGAAGCGATATCTGCACGTTCGCTTGTTGCTTCGGCCATGGATTGTTGAAATTGAGCAGCTTGGTTGGTGACAGCAGCCAATTCTGACTGGATAGACTCAATCGGCAAAGATCCTAAATTGTCGGATACGGCACCAATTTTGTCTTCCAAACTTGCAATCAAATTTGCCGTATCGCTTCTAATGGCATCAGATTGAGCCGCGTTGCCCGACTGGACATCTGTGTACAGACTCTCTAGCTCTTGATTGAGGGCGTCAATTTCTGCTTGTGTTGCGTCAGCGGCAGCTTTTTGAGATTCGTTAAATTCGTTGTAATTTTGGTCGATTGCATTATTGATGCCTGACAAATCCTCGGACAACGAACCAAGTCGGGCCTCTAAGGATTCGATAGAAGCATCTTGTGCCTCACGTACTATCCGGTCGCCCTCTTCAATGCGTCGAGCAAGGGCAGCTCTTTCGTCCAGACCCGCCTTTCGTAAGTCAATGGTCTCGGCATCGATGCCTCGCCGCAAATCTTCAATGCGACCCTCCAGTGCAGCGGTGATATCAGATCGTTCAGCGGATGCGGCATCCTCTGAGCTGGCAAGCTCTTCCCGCAACAATTCACGAAGCGCATCAATTTCGGTTTGGCGAGCAGCCGCCGATGCCTCGTCGGCTGTTCGTTGTTCCTGAATAATTTTGTCGTACTGCTCCGCAAGCAGTTGGTCGGTATCAGGCGTCAGCGCCTCTAATGTCCGCATCGTCGGGGCTTCTGGAGCCTCTCTTTCGCCACGGTCGTATACTGGCCGTTGCAAGAGGTAGTCCTGCAAAGAGGCGTAAGGCGATTCGGGGTTGCGATACTCGTCTATCGCTGCTTGTAGGTCGTTGGAAGCCATCTATGTCACCAGTTTTTACACGACCAGTAACTTGCCGCGAAAACGTCCTTCTTCTTCTCTACCGCATCACAGTTGTGTCTGGCACGAAAGCTACGCCGACGATCAGGGCTGTCACGCTTGATTTCCATATTGGGATCACCGTAACGCACGATCCTGACTTGATCGCCTTTTTTCGCTAGGACCGCAAATTTCTTTTTTTTGCCGGGCGTTCTTTTTTGTTGGTTGTAGCCGGGAAACGACTCGCCCCGATAGACGAGTCTTCCCGCTGGCGTTCTTCTCACATCAGAGGTATCAGCCATACGATTTGATAAGCTCCAACACAATCATGTAAGTATCACCACTTGAATGACCAACGGTGGTGAAATCGAGATCGCCAGTTTTTCCGCTACCCGCATTGTTCGGTATTCCCGAAAAATCTGAGTAATCGTGATAGCCGTTTGAATCTTCGCTTAAACCAATCGCCAACACGTTTGAGGTGGCATCGAACTCGATCTTGACGCTGAGGCCCGTACACTGCCACCAAATTTTATTTATGGTGACAGCCGAGCACGACAATCCTGCCGAGTTGCTGGTCAACGCCGATACGTCTACTTTTTTGACTGCGGATTCACCCGTGCCATCACTGGCGTTGGTGAACTTCAGGACGGCTTTGCGTTCGCCGTCCTGAATAGTTTGCGATGTTACTGCATCAGCCATGGTTCACTCCTTGTTAGAGTTCAGTGGTGGCTGTACGTTCTTTCATCGCAGAAATGTAGTCCACGGTCAAAACCTTTGCAGCCGCAGCACCGTTCTGAATGCCAAAGCTCACAGTCAGCTCTTCATCGTCTGGAGCGTTTGTGCTGACGACCGTGCCAACTTCGGCGTTGTTTTGGTAGACGTGAAAGAGTTGATCCTTCGGATCAAACACGAATCCGACCGTCATGAACGTGTCGTCAGCCACGGCTGTCGGCAGGTCCAAAGTGCTCTGCGTGCCGTCTTTTTCAACGATAAATTGCAACGTGGTTGAACCATCGGTCAGCAGAAAGAAAATGCCGTCTGTGACATCGAGCGGTGACGTATCGGTGAGCTGAAGGCCCATGACTACATCAGAGGCATCTGCATCACTGGTTTTCAAGCGAGAAGCGAACGCAAGCTGCTTGCTTGATTCAAACTTGAATCCTTCTTTGACCAGTTGCAGGAAATCATTGTCGTTGTCGGCATCGTCGTTGGTGATAACCAGTAGACCGCCGTCGCCATCACCCAGTGCCTCAGACGCATTGCCTGAACCGCCTTCGGTCGTGGTGATTGTCCAATCTGACGCCAAATAGGTGTCAAAGTCGTTGAAATAAGTGTGGTATTTCTGCGGCGCAGGCGTCTTGAGCAGTCCAGACGTACCTGTGGCAGAGACGTTGGTCACGCCGCTTGTAAAATGAGTCGTCATGAAAGTTCCCCTTGTGAACCAGTGACCGGCCCATCCGACCACCATCTGACTCGCCCAGTGTAAGCCAACGACCCCTCAAAAAAAAGTTCATTTATGTGTACTTTTATGTGTCTACATTGTTGCACATCGACACGGAATGTGTATAATTAGGGCCATAACAACGGAGAGTGACATGGAACTAACAGCAGGCAGCATCATTTTTGTAACTCAGGTGGAAAGCCACCTAGTCGCTGGCGCTAATATGAACGGCGAAGAAGCCGTCATCATCGAGTTGCTCGACAGCAGCCACCATGAGCTTGGCGCTACTCACACCCTGTGCTGGATCGAGTGGGCCGACCGACCTATTACTTACCAGCGCAACGGCGCTGTTTTGCCACGCACTCAGGTCTGGGTGCCTCACAATATCAAGCAATACAAGCAGGCCGCGTAAGCGGCCCAAAAAAAAGGGGCTTTCGCCCCTTTTCCTTCGCTTGGTTTCTAGGCTCCTTGAGAGCCGTAGATTCCGCGCCAGTCCGAGAAACCGAAAGAGTACCTTTCTCTCGC